CGACGCCGACTCCCCGCCGCAGGCCGAACTGGTGACGCAATAACGCGATGCAGAACAAAGTGCGGTTTGGGCTGTACCTGGAGAAGAAGCAAGTCGATCTGCTCAAGTCTGCTCGCGTTGGGACAGGCGCGCCAGTTGCCGAGATAATCCGCAGGGCTATTGACGAGAGTTTCGCCGGTACCCGGAGCCAAGGTGGACAGCGGCAAAGAACGCCGCGCACACAGAAGTGATCGCAAGAACGCGCAGCGCAATCAGACGAATGTCTGGTGTGGCATAAAGCAGGGATGAACTCGACTGCGTAGCCGGGCCGCGCCAGAGCCAACCATAACCCATGTTCTCAAACCCGGCGTAGCGGGAATATTCCGATCCGTGAAGCTGAGCATGCCACGGCACCCAGAGCACACAAGCGGCAAGCAGTAAAAAGTAGAAAGCCATGACCGCTCGCTCGATACGACTCATGGCCGGAAATCCTACTACAAGCGTGACTTCCATGCACCACCCATCGAGACAAGCAAGGACACTCGACCATGCCGAAAAAGGGCAAAGCACCAAAGCCCAAGCCGCGCCAAGCAAAATGCGCGCCCGAAGACAAACCCCTCAGTAAATACGAGACGCGATTTGTCACCGCATTTGCAGGCAACCAGCGAGAAGCTGCAATCGCCGCCGGATCGAAGCCGAAAAGCGCCGGCGCGATCGGCAACCGGGTGTTTCACCGCCCGAACGTGCAGAAGGCCATCCGGCAGAAGCAGGATGCGTTCTTCCAGCGAATCGGAGACACCCAGGCGCGCGGCGTCAAGATCACACCGGACGACGTCATCAACCGGCTAGACGAGCTCTCGCAACATGCCGAAAACGATTCCACCAAAGTCAGCGCGCTCCGCGAACTCGTGGACATCCTGGGGATGTCGAGCAAGAACTCTGGCCATGACCCATTCGCCGGCTGGACGGTCGAGGAACTCGAGGAATTTCACCGCAGCGGCCGCTGGCCTGCTCGTTATGCCGCTTCTCCTGTCGATTCCGCTGGTACTGATGAAGTCTAGCTCCATCCCGCAGCTCGTAGACTGGCGCGTCAAAAGCTTTCCGTGGAAAGCGCATGCCCAAGTCCGCCTGAAGCTCTCAGAGATTGCGCGCTACAAACCGCCCGAAGACCTGAGCGTGCAAGTCGCGGAGCGCGACGCCAAGGCAGAAGCCGCCACGCGCGACACCTACACCTGGGCGACCGAGCACACCGAAACCTACAACGAGCATTGGGTCGAGGAGCAGCGGCCATCGCCTTACGAGAAGTTCCCGACGTTTGAATACTTCAAAGACTTGTTCGGGATTTTCGACGCCGAGCAGATTACGTGGATCGAGAAGTCTCGTGACCTGATGGTGTCCTGGGCCTGCGTCGCCTACCTGACGCTGCATGCGATGCGCGTGCCCCACCGCGGCGTGCTCTTTCAGACCCAGAAAGACGACAAGGTTATCCAGTTGGTGGAGTACGCGAAGTGTCTCTATCGCCGTCAGCCGCAATGGTTGCAGGACGCCTACCCGCTGACCAAGCCCATCGATCTGCAGCCGGAACACTCTCTCAGCTTCGCCGCCGGCGGCTACATCGTGGGCATCCCCGGCGGCGCCGACCAGGTCCGCTCCTATCACCCATGGGGCTATTTGAATGACGAAAGCTCGTTTCAGGCCGATGCCGGCGAGTGCTACAACGAGGCGATTTCCGCAGTGCGCGGCAAGATCATCTTCAACTCGAGCGCTGGGCCTGGCTGGTACGCAGATGCCCGAAGAGATATTTCGCGAACCAGCAAGTGACCCCAGCAAGTAACCCATGACTGACTTTCGCCAAGCGCTAGAGCAGACCAGAGAGATGCCACCACAAAGCGGCGTCGAAGTCCGCTCCGGCGAGACGATCCGGCGCACTTCCGGTGGAATCCCCGTCGTGCGCTTGCACTATTTCGTTCACCCCGAGCGCGACCCGGACCTGAACCCTAACTGGGAAAAGACGGAGCGCAAGAAATACACCTCGCAGGCCGACTGGGACCGCGAGCAGGACATCATGGATGAAGCCGGCGGTGGAGAACTGGTCTTCGCGGAAATCCTCCGAAATTACCGCGACAAGATCGTCATCTCGGACCCGCGCTGGAAGCCAGATCCGGACTGGAAGATGGATGCGGGATTTGACCACGGCCGCGCCAGTCCGACCGTGATGCTGCGCTGCTACTCGGACTACGAAGGCACGCACTACTTTTGCGGGGAGTATTACCAGCCTGGCGCGGAAATCTGGGAACACGCGAGCACTTTGCGCGAGATGCCCGATCTCCGAAAACTTCACACCTGCTTCGCCGATCCGTCGATTTTCCCGCTGAACGTTCACGCCAACATCCCGACGCGCAAAGGCGAGCGCGCCAAATCGCTGAGCGAGATTTACGAGGAAAACGGCATCGACTTCCTCTCGCCTTTCCACGGCGACCACTCCGACGTGAGCTTTGCGGCGCGCCTGCTGATGCACTGGGCGAATCTCGACGAGCGCGAACCCACAGTGAAGATCGTTTGCCGGACAAGCTGGGAGCGGCCGAGTCACGGGCTTCATGGATGGGATTGCCCCAACCTGTTGTGGGAACTAGAGCGGACACGACGGGAAACGCTGACCGCCCAGCAACTGCTCACCCGGAACGCTTCCGAAGCCATCGTCCAGAAAGATGATCACGCGCGGGATTGCATGAAATACCTGCTGCTTTCCTACCCGGAGCCGACCCGCAAATCGCTCGAACGCCGCGTCGCCGAGCGCGTCGACAAACTGTTCAAAGAACAAGACATGACCACCGCCATGCTGGGGCTTTCCAGGATTCAGGAAGAAGAGCGCGAAAAAGAACCGGGGCAAGCCGTCTACTACGGCGGAAATATCCGGCAACGCCTGACCGAGCAAGCGCGAAGGGGACGCCGATGAGCAAGATAATGCGAAATCTTTGCCGGTTCGTTGCCGGTTTATTGCTGGTCGCTTCGCTCTCCGCGCCGCTCTCCGCCCAGGTCTCGATCAACACCAACCTGACCACGGGGACGATGACCACCGGGGTCGCGAACCTCTACCGCACGGCCTACCTGCACTTCCAGCTCGTGAACTGCGGCGACAACATTCCGGTCATGCCCGGGCAGTCAAATGCCGTGGTGCAGGATTCCTTCGACTTGCGGCCGGCCACTCCGGGATCCGCGATCGTTGGGGAAATCATCGGCAATGACCAGATCACCTGCGGCAACGTGATCTCGACCTACTACCAGGTCACCCCCATGAAGGACGCCTCCCACCCGCTGCGGGACGGCATTCCTTACGTGATCTGCTCGGCGAGCGCGACCATCACCACCTGCGGCAACTCGGCAAGTCTCGGAACCTTCAATCTAATCACGGCTGACCCGCAAAGCCAGCCGCCTCCGGTACCGGGCTTCGTTGAAATCTACGGCAACCCGACGAATGACCAGACGATCAACCAGCCAGTCAATGGGATCGCCGGATGGAGCGGGCTGAGTACGTCCTTCAGCGTCACCAACGGCATGATTCTCGGGCCGGTGACCACGGCGCAACTGAGTTTACTGACGGGCTTCGCCACGATGGTGATTGCGAGCGATGCGATGCCGGGGTCAAACCCATGTACCGGCGGCAGCACCGGAGCGCTCGCGGTCTATGTAAACGGAGCCTGGAACTGTAATCAAGGTGCCGGAACCGGTTCGGGCACTCTCACCGGCTTCCTTGCCCCAAGCGGCTCCTGGCCATCGTGGCTGGTGCCGACGGTCACCAACGCGAGCACTGTGCCGGATCTCACGGTCGCGGCTGGCCCAATCCCGAATTCGGCTCTGGCGAATCCTTCCCTGACGGTGACCGCTGGATCAGGACTAGCCGGCGGCGGCTCGGTTGCACTGGGCGCAAGCACGAGCCTGAACATCGCCACGGGCGGGGTGACCAACGCAATGCTCGCGAACCCGAGCGTGACGGTCGACGGGACAACCTGCACACTGGGAAGTTCCTGTACCCCAAGCGCCGGCGGCGGCGGCAACCCCACCCTCGACAACTGCACGCCGGACGAAACCGGAAACAGTTTCCCGACGGTCACCTCGCTCACGAATTATTTTCTCGCCTCGTGGCAGTTCGTTTTCAGCACAACGACCTGGTTCAATTGCACGGTCTACGTTCCCACCGGGCAGACCGGAGCGACCGTTGCCGTCGACGTGTGGAGCTCGGATTCCACTGCCGGCCACACCGCCTTAATTACTTATGCGGACGGAGTGATCAACTCCGGAACGATGAACACGGGAAGTCTGACGTCGGCGGCCAATCAGACTTTTACGACCACGTCGACGGCAAACAATCGCGTCACGAAGACTTTCAACGTGCAATCAACGCTCTCAAACGGTTCGATCCTCGTGATCCAGATCGGGACTGCACCCACGGGAACCGCGCCCACGGCGAACATCAACGTGTATCCGCATTTTGTTTTATGAAACGCCTAACCCTCACTCTCGCGCTGACCGTTGCAACGATCCTCGCAATGCCGCTCTGGGCGGGGCGTTCGTTCAATGGATCGAGCGATTACATCACGGCGAATGGGACCTCGACGGCGCTCGATATTTCCACCGGCAACGAAACGGTTTCTTTCTGGTGGTATCCGACCAACGTTTCCACAACCCAGGCCGCGGTCGCGCACTACATCTTCAGCGCCTCCGGCGGGCAATTCGCCATCGGGCTCGGGTATGGAACGGGAGCGGCGAATCAGTTCACCTGGGCCGTGGGTTGCTGCGGGTCGGTGACCGGAACGTCTTACGGAAACTGCAGCGCCACCGTCACCCCGAATCAGTGGTATCAGATCATTCTCTTCTCTATCTCTGGATCGCAGACCGGCTTGATCGTCAACGGCGGGGCATTCTGCAACACCTTCACCGCCTGGGATGGGGCGAATATTTCCGCCGGCGGGGCCAACTTTTCGATTGGTGCGCAAAGCAACGGTTTGTATCCGGCCCACGGCATCATCGCAGAAGTCGCAGTGTGGCCGTCGAATCTCGCTGCTGGCTTTAAGCAGGCGCTCGCGAAGGTTTGTCCGGCGGGGCCGAGCGCGCGCCGG